CAAAGCTGTTAAACATTTAAAACTTAAATTAATGAGTTTAGATGAAGCTTATGGTATTGAACATGATTACGATAATAATGTATTGATGAAAGAAGGCGCATTTTCTTATGGTTTTAAAACTGAAGAAGAAACCAACGAAATGTTAGAAAATGAATATGTTGAAGAAGACGATTCAGATAAAATAGTTAACAAAGCTGACTATACAAAACATAAAAAAGAATCTGATACAGATGATTTTGATGATACAATAAAGCTTAATGATGCTCAAAAGTCAAAAATAAAAGATAAACTTCAAAAAAAATTTGATTTAACTGAAGAAGAAGCTAATTATCTTGTTGATGAAATTTTATCTTGCGAAACTTGTTATAATTCAGTTAAAGAAGGCTATGATGATGAAGAATATGGTGATGAGGATTATGAACGTGCATCTAGAGAACAACAATATTATGGAAGAAGTCCTGAAGCTGGTGCTTTAGACGAAAAAAAAAAACTGTAAGCGAAACTGAAATAGACGAAGTTAAATATAAACTTAAAATAAAAGACCCAACATCAGAACCACCTCAAGAGCCAGCATTTTCTGATTCTAAAGGTGGTTCTGATTTTAACAATACTGATAATAATAGCAAATCATTTGATAATAAATCAGACAATGAAATGGCTGATGATTCGGATAAGCCATTTAATGATAAACCATTCGATGCTGGAGTTGAAGTTTCAGAAGAAGATGACCCTAAAAAGTTCATTCAGCAATTAACAGGAAAATTAGGTACTTCCTTAAGAAAATATAATAAAGAACAAGGTAATCCAGATTTTGAATTAGAAAAATTTGTAATTAATTCTATAATTTCTGCAACACATAGCGGTATTATGGATGAAGAAGACCAGAAAAAAATTATTAAGAAAGTTAAAACTGCTGGTAAAGATGATAATAATGTAAGTGTCGATACAAACAATAATAAAGATGATAATGAAAATGACGATAAATCAAAACCAACAGATAACAAAAAAAATAAAAAAGAACCTGTAAAATCATCTGATGAAGAAAATGATGAAAATACTGAAAATAGTGAAGATTGGTCGCCGACTGAAGAATCATATAAAAAAAATAATGAAAAGTTGAAAAATTCTAAAAAAAGTGGTATATTTGAAGATGAATTAAATAATATTATTATGAATAGAATTAATGAAACGTTTAATATTGATAATATGATTGAAGAAATATTAGGCAATATAACCACAAATCCTCAAAAACCAGATGAAGAAACTATAAAAAAACCTAGGACTGATGAACCAGTAAAAAATCCAAGACCAAGACGTGAAAGAATTTGGAGACCAGAACCAGGTGAATCACCAAACCCAAAAGCTAGAAAAAATGGATAAAAAAAAATTATATTTAATTTTTATTAATGAAATAGGTAAGAATTGGAAAGGTGAATTTATATATGAATTCCTTTTTTCAAATTCTACCGAAGGAGTGGATGGTGAAGCATGGGATGAATACCCCGCATCAGGTAAACCAGAACCGCCGAGCCAACAATTCATTAAAGCGGTAGGTTTATTAACTTCTGAAATAAAATTTGATATTATTCAGAAGAGTGATACTTTTAGTGTTTGGGATGCAGTGGATGGAGTAATTGCATTGGCTTGGGAAAACATAGATGATTATGATGAATATCCAGAGTCTAGAATATTTTTTAAGTTTGGAGATACACTTGAAGATGTTGAAGATAAACTTTATGAAAGGGATATAAGATTAATTCTAACAAAAGTTCAGGAACATGAAAAAATCTAAAAATAAAATTAATGAATCGGAAATTTATATAACCGATATTAAGGATATGCAAGTAGTTAAAAATAATATGAAACCTGATGATAAATTATATGTTATTGGGAATTCAGAAACGTCTAAAGTTAATGAAGAAAAAGAAATTAATAATAATACCCTTATGATTGTTGAATATTATAAAGATATGGAAGGAGAAACTCCTTTTATAGTTAATGGTATTAAATGGATGTATGTATGGGGAAAATATCCTAATGGTAAAATTGATATAGCTGTTTATCGTTTTGACCATAATTTGACTTATGGTTATGATTGGTTTAAAAGTTTTATTTTAAATAAACAAACTAATTTGTCACCAAAAAAAGAAATAGGTGAAGATATTAATTCACCGACTAGTACAACTAATAATAATCAAAATGGAATTACTCATAAATTTCAAAAGGATGTTGATGATTTATTTCAAAAAATAGCAGATAATGGAAATATTAAATCTGCATTATCTAAAATCAGTACACCTGTTGAAAAGTATGAAGCTATTGTTAGATTCGCTGACTTAATTGGCGTACCTAATGATAAGTTAGGAATGTTAATAAATGACATTAAAAATATTTCTACTTCAAATTCAAATCAAACAGAGTCAGTAAAAGAAGAATCAATTAATTCAGGTAACATAAACAATTTAAATGAAAATAAAAATCCTAGAATGACTAAAGCCGCATTAGCAAATTATATCATAAAATTAAATAAAAACGTTTAAAAATAGCATAAAATGGAAAAAGAAGAAAAATATAAAAAACTTATTCAGGACATACTCAGTAAAACAAAAACTGATAAAGCCCTCAATGAGAGTCGTGTACGCTATGATGAAGCTCATTCAGAAAGAATGTTACCTAAATTAGAAAGGGATTTAAGAGAACGTAAACATTCTTTAGGTGACCATCCAATTTTTCCTGAAAGTGATGAACTGCATTTTGAAGAAAAAATTATAGGTGAAAGATTCGGTGAAGTTATTCGTGAAGTAAAACGTTATTTTAATACGAATGATATTGATAACGTTAAAATCATGCAAGAAATGTATCCAATGATTAAAGAATGCATGAAAATTGAAGAGAAAAACAAAAAAGAGTTGGAAGAATTGGCTATTAAAATGATTCGCGATGAATATAATATACCAGAAGACATGGTTGAAATCGAAGCAGAATTGACGCCAAATATAAATATGGAAGGTACTAAATTAAATGCCATTCCTATTAGAGTTGATGAAGTTGATTTTGATTCTCATGAAGATATTGCAAAAGCTAATTCTGAAGTTTATAAAAGAAGATTTATAAATGCGATGAATCAAGGTGCGGCCATGAAGACAAATCATATGTTTCATATGGTTGATGAAGATTTAACTAAAATTGACCCTACACTACCAACAAAATATGGAAAAATCATGTCAGCTGCTGATTATATGTATTATATTGTAGATAATATTGATAACAGTCCAGCTATAACTGGTGGTATTGTGAAACTTGAACTCCCTACTAACGAAGATGGAATACCTAAAATCAAAGCACAGGCGATGATATTTCCTGTATTAATACATGAATTAGTTAAAGGAGTGATGGAATTATTAGCTGCTCATGGTTTACCGAAAAATCCTAAAATAAGAAATTATGTTTTAGGTAAAGCTGATTATTTAAAAGCTGAAACATGGGATATGCGATTAGGACCTGCATTATGGAGTAAATTAACTAAACTAATACCACCTGAAGATTTTCATCTTAAACACTATTTATACGCTGATTTGTGTTCATTACCAGTAGAAAAATTCAATAGTGATATGCGTGAAATTATGGCTGGAACAAAGCTTGGTAAGGATATTGTTAATAAAATGTTAACCAAAATTAAAATCGATTTACAAAAAGAAGAATTTAATAGGGTTATGGATGAAAGACGACAAGAATCCGAACGAAGCTCTAATATTATTGACAATACTGATGATTTAGAAGACTATTGGAACCAAATAGGATTTTAAAAATGCCTTGAATATCCAAGGCATTTTTTTTTTATAATAATCAATTAATTTTATTTAATTTTTTAATGATTACTAGAAGCACAATGAATATTTAAATACTCTTAGACTGAAATACTTGAAATAATAGCTAAATTATGGCTTAATATAGCTATAACCGTACAAAAAATAATATTTTATATAATCAGCATATTTATTATAAAACTAAATATGTTGACTAATAATGAAATATTAGAAGAATTTGCAAAGGGTCTGGTTAATCCAATATATATTATTGAAAATTATTTAAAAACATTTGATAAAACTCAAGAAGGTTTTGTACCATTTAAATTATTTCCCAGACAACGTGAAATAATTGAAAGTTACATGAACCACAGATTTTCTATCGTTGCAAAGCCTAGACAGGCTGGTGTGTCAACGACTACGGCAGCATTTGCCGCCGTTAAAGTGGCTTGGGCTGACCCAGATAATCCCGAAAAAATATTAATTCTTGCCAATAAACAAGACATGGCACAAGAATTTTTAGCTAAAATTAAAGATTTTTTATCTCAATTACCAAGGTGGGTTTGGGGTTCAAATTATTATGGAACTGTAGAAAAAGAGAGTAAAGAAATTTTTTTAACTAATTCTAAAAAGCATTTAGTTTTACCTAATGGTTCGCAAGTTAAAGCTCTTGCTACATCTAAAGATGCTCTTCGTGGTTATACACCTACATTCCTTATAATGGACGAGGCAGCATTTATTGATAATGGTGCTGAAGTATTTGGTGCAGCCCTTACAGCACTTGGTACTGGTGGTAAAGCTACTTTAATTTCCACACCAAATGGATATGATGAATTATATTGGAAAACATTTGATGGTGCCAGAAATAAAACCAACGATTTTCACATCGTTGAAATGCATTGGTATGAAGATTTAAGATATAACAAAGATTTAGTATGGTTAAAATCAAGCCCGAATGGTGATGATATTATTCGCGAAGAAGAAAAAACTTTTACACTTGAATCTTTTAGGAAACGAATTGATGAAGGATGGAAACCAACATCAAGTTGGTATGAAGAAATGTGTCGTGGTATGAATAATGACAAGCGAATGATTGCTCAAGAGCTTGATGTTTCATTTGTAGGTTCTGGTGGTAATGTAATTGATGAAGAATTTATTGAATTTCAGGAAAAAAATAATTGTATGGACCCAAAATGGGTTAGTGGTAAAAATAAGGAATTTTGGATTTGGGAACAACCGATTGAAGGTCATCAATATATCATGGGTGTTGATGTTGCCCGTGGTGATGGTGAAGATAGTTCAACTATTGTTATAGTGGATTTCACAACAATGGAACAAGTGATGGAATACAAAGGAAAGGTCCCGCCAGATTTGTTAGCACAGATAGTTGAAGAGTATGGGAATTTATATAATGCTTATACTGTGGTTGACGTTATTGGTGTAGGGGTTTCAACTATTTTAAAGTTATTAGAAGTTGGTTATAAGCGTTTGCATTATGATGAACCACGTAGCAACGTGCTTAAAAATCGTAGAGATTT